GCATCGGGGTCATTGCCTGAAACATTAGATCAACCCAGTACTGTAAATCGTTTTTGGTTACATCAAATTGATCCCGTCCCAGAATTTGATTATACCGCTCCTGTTAGCATGCGACTGAATGACTACGACTTACAAATAACACCAAGATCTACTTTTGGTGAAATGATCCAGGCTCTTGTTAATCATTACGCATCTACAAAAATTAGGTACAATTTTTATGTTTCATCTGATACTTCCTTTGGTAATGCAAGAGGTACTGGTATAACAGATACATACACTACAGGGTCTTTAACAAGGTATGATTATGTTTACGGTAGTACCTATTATGCCCAAAATGTTCCGTCAGGTACTCCAAGTGTTCAATCTACACATTTTCTTAGAATTGGACTAATATAAATGAGAGGTGAATTATATAATGGCAAGATTTTCCGGAAAGATACAATCCGCTAAGTTTGTTGACATTGATGAAAAGACTATAGAAGTTCTATACAGTGATGATAACTCATCTATCTTATCTTCGTGGTATTTACAAGTAGATTACGATAATCAAGATTTTCTTGATTTTGTCGATGAATACGATTTGGAAAATGTCGCCAACAACACAAAAGACTTCTATGATGGTGCAGAAGAAAACTATAGAGCGGAGATACAAGCCAAAGCCCAAGACATTGCACAAACAAAGTTTGAACGATGGGTCAGTAGAGCTCAGGTAGATCTTGATGCTCAAGATAAAGAACGCTACGAACTATTCGAAGAATACAAACTTGGACAAATGGAAATTCTTTCAAAAGAAGTTGAAGCATATGCTTTGGAAAAGCAAAGACTAATTGAGAATGAGTTGTTGGAGCGACAAGAAGAAATAGAAAAGACAGCTTTAGAGATCGAACAAGAGTTGAAACTTGCACAACTGCAACGTGATACAGCTGAATCTATAAAGAAGAAAGTTGAAAAACAGCACAACGATATAGATAAGAAAAAGGCTGATGTGCTTGCGCAGTTAAAAACAGACTTGAAAGAG